CACCATCCTCTGACCAAGAAGGGTATTCCTTATCGTAAGCAAATGGACCCTTCATAATACCTGTACCAAACAGAGCAGTTTCAAATGCTGCTATGCGTAACTGCTTTCTAGCATTTGACTCTTCTAGTTGGTCATGTATTTTCTTTTCCATCTTTTTAGCTGCAACCATAGCAGGATGGAAAGTAACTTTACTTGGAGTTGTTCCTGGCCCATCTTCTATAAGATCTTGCACAGGCTCTAGTTTGTTACGGAGTGCTCCAAGTCTTTCTCGTAAATCAATGATTGTCTCACCAGGCTGTAGTCTCGTATCATCTTGTGGTAACGCACCGTCAGACTCTTGAGCTTTACGCATGTTACTGTCAGTCTCAAAGTTTACAGTGTCCGTTATACCCTCTGGTAAAACAGTAGGGTTGATAGAGATAGGGAATTTGTTAGAACCAAAGAGTACATCTACAATCTGACCATAGGCTGCAAGAACCTTGGTCTTAGTTACTTTTACAAATACTCTAGACTTTTCTGTAGATGTAAACTGTACGTCTGATCCGTACACACCACGATAGTTTTGATAGGCTCTTATCCATCGTAGTTCGTCAGTGTATCTAGCCTTTTCAGCCTTGTAGAATTTACCCTCGACAAGACCTACTACTGTTCCTACCTTTTCATCTCTACTACTATCAGCATCTTCTTTATCTTCTACAAAAGAGGATTCCTCTTCATCCATGTAAAGTTCGTCTGATTCAAAGATATCATCTTCTTCCATTAGTTAATCCTTAATATCCAAATGTGGGATCTGATGCTTGAAACCCTGTTCGTTGAGAGTCTGGGTTGAAATCAAATAAGTTGCTTCTGGGTCTAGTCATCACACCGTATCGCAAAGCATCGTACAGGTGATCTTCTGAGTTGGTGTCTACGTCTTCAGGGTTCTTTTTATCTAAAGGTATAGACGGTAATTGAGAGACAAGATTTGTGCAGTTATTAAATATAACAAGCCTGGGTTCCTCTGTAAACTCATCTACTTGTAGTCTTCTGTGTAACTCGTTTTTACCTGCTACTCGTGAGCCTCTTGATCTATCTGCAGGACGCCATCTGCATCCTTTCATAATCATCTGCTCTGCTAGGCTAGGGCCAGTGTCACCTCTTTTGTGCCAGAGTGAAGAGTCTAAAACACCGTACCTTATTTTTTCTCCTTCTTCCAATTCCAGGATCATGTCAGCCAAGTCAGTCGCTATGATCTTAGAAACATATAACTCCCTGTAGACAATTAGCTGTTCAGACCCTGGAACTATTGCTATCCATACAACGCCTGTGTGAGATCCGTATCCGTAGTCACAGGCTCTAAAACGAGTCCAGTTTGAAGGTATATCGTAGGGGTCAACTACGTGTATCTTTCTGTTGAACTCTGGAAATGCTGAACCCTCGTTTATATCCCAGTCACCTTCTAGTAGTTGTCTTCTTTGGTGTTCAGGAAGAGATAAAAGGTTTGCTTCGTACATCCCATCCTCAGATAGGTAGGGATTGTCAAACAGGGTAGCAGGTATAAACTTTCTTTTAAATAAAGGTTCACCCTCTCTTGAGTGACCTACAGGCCATTTAATTATGTCACCGTTTTCGTCTGTTGCCCAGAAAGCGTTTCCTGGAGGACTGGGTTCTATAAAGTGTTTTCGTACCCACTGATGTCCTGGCCCCCCAGGGTTGCTAGTCGCTCTCATATAGAGTGGCAATCCACTTGCTTTTGTAGCACGTAACCTTGACCTCATGTAAGACCAAGCGTAACTGGAGGGCCATTGGGTTAACTCATCAAAGCCTATCCAGTTAAAGGCTTGACCTTGATACCTCATAACGTCATCGTCACGATCAAGATACGACATCCAGAGTGTTGCACCGTTAGGTGCTACCCAAGTCTTATCTCTTTCCATGAACTTTATTCCTGGAACAGCCTTTGGGTAAAGCTGTTTACTTACAGATATAAGTTCTCGTAACTCTTCTGTACTCCTACGAACAAGTAACATTCGTGAATGTGGATTCGTAAAATATCTAACTGGATCAGCCACCATCGAATACGACTTGCCACCACCTGCTGCTCCTCCGTATAGTACCTCTTGTTCTGTTGAAGCTAGAAACTTGGTTTGTGGACCTGGGTTAGGCTCAAATATTACCTCTTGTTTGTCCACAGAAAGGGCATCGTTCTCCAGGTTCGAGTGAGATGTAGTCTTCGTCTTCGTTAAGATCTCTGGTGTTTCTACCACCAATTCTTTTCTCTTCGATTTTCTGGCTCTTCCTTGCCGCTTCTTTATATTTTTTGGCATACTGCTTGTAGTTCGAGGAAGCTCTACGCCTTTTTTCTTCCATTCTGACACGTTTATATAACCCTACATGTGATATTTCTCTACCAGATTGTTTAGATAACCAGACTGCTACTTTCCTGGTGCTGTATTCTTGAAGAAATAGTTTAGCCTTTTCTAGTAATTCTAACTCTTCAGGGATAGGTAACAGTAAGTCTGGATCTGTTTCATCCTGTTTGTAACCAAAGGGTACGTGTCTTCCTACTCTTATAACAGGATACCACTCTCCTAGTTCCCCTTGTAGTGGTATCTGCCAGTCAACTTTGGTTGGGTGGTCTGCTGTTGTAGCTCTTTTACTCATTATCTTTCGCAGGTAAAATAAATAAAGGCTCTGATGTCTTTACTTCTACCTTGTCTGTTTTAGTAAACCCTGCACGATCTAGAATGTCTTTAGCTGCTAACATCTTTTCTTTTACACCTAGATCAGTAGGATCTTTCATAACAGAAAACATTGTGTAGGCTGCTTTAGTTGAAGACTGTGCTATAAACTTTTTTGTAACGTCTGCTATTTCATCTGTCAGACTGTTGACAACAGAGGTAGAAGCTACACTGTCAGCGTATCCTGCTAGTTTCTTAGCCTGTACAGGATCTCCTTGTGCCTCTTCAAAAAGGACGTCTAAAAACTTCTGTTGTTTTTCTGTTAGGTTTCTTACCATTATGCCACCATGTAAATTATAAAACTTAGACTACCTACACCTACTAAAAGAATAGCACCTGATATGCCCCAAGTAATTATTGCTTCTTGTATCTCTGCTTTACGATACTCTTGTTCTTTCTTTTGTTTACGTATTCTACCCTCAGTCGCTACTAGTTCATCCCAAACTGACGGACCATACGTAAAACTAATCCAGTCTTTTAGCTCTTGACGCATAGCCTCTGCTTTTTTTTTAGCTGTGAATATTTCTAAAGCTTCAGCCTCGACAGACTGTCCGTTTAACGCTTTCCACCAAGGGGGGTTTTTATTTTTTTGTTCTAGATAGGCTAGATCACTCATGCTACTAGCCCACTGATTTAATTGACCGCCCATCTCTTGAAGATCTTTTCCAAACTGGAAACCTTTCTTCAAAGCGTTAAAGGCTACGGTTGCACCACCGATTATTGTAACTGGGTCCACGAGCCTCCTCCCAAAGCACTCCTAGTATAATTAGATCTTTTATGACTTTCCTTTAACTTTTTTAACTACTTTAGTAGTCCAAGCTTCGTCAACATCAGGGGTAGAAGGATCATCTTTTATATAGTGACCCTTTTTGTTACGAGCACGTACTTTTTCTGTTTCAGGTTTATCTTGGTTTTTGATAAAATCTAAAACAGAGGGATCTTTAGAGTGCCACTCTCCATGAACGTACTCTGCTAAAACAGCACCATATTGATCTATTACTTTATCACCTTCTATTTTCATCTTTTAACTTTCTTTCTTTTAGCTACGCCACCCTTAGATTGACCTGCAGCAGCCGCACCTGGGTTTGCAATAAATAATAAAACTTTTTTAGGTTTTTTATTTTTCTTTAAGTTATTGTAATAATCTTTAACTCTTTTTTTAGCTTCTGCTTTTGTCAAAGCTCCTTCAACAATTCTTTTAATTTCTCTTGTTGATAATTCTTTGTTTGCTCTTTTTACTTCTGCAATTTCTTCAGGGTTTAAAACGCTTTTTGTAGAGCCTGGACGTACTCTAGGTTTAATAGGTTTGAGTGGCTTTTTAAGATCCTCTGCGTACACAGCAGCCATTACTTTACCGTTTTTATCTGTGTAATAAAGTGATCCTGCTTTCTTGGCTGCAGCAATACTTTTGTATTTACCTGCGTTCTTTTTGGCTTGGGTAAGAGTCAAACCTTTTGTTTTAAGCTGATTGTTTAAATA